GGCCTTTGATTTTGGAAAATGCGTGAATAGTATTAATAACCAAGGTCAGCGTATTCAAGGTATGGATCCTAGAGTACGTGCTAGACAATGTGCCTGGTGGATGGTAACTCAAGGTAAAGGGGGTAACTACTGGAAATCTTGCATGGTTAAAGGTATTAAGAAAAACGTAAAGAATGTTAAGAATCCTGAAGCCTTTGTTAATGGGATGTGGGGTAGAATCCACAGCAAATGTAAGTGATGACTAACTTATGGATAGTCCAGCCGAGCTCGCGGGATTCATTGAAAGTGTGGGAGTACCAGTTGCAACAGCCATTGGTTTGGGTGGAGCATTATGGTGGTTGATAAAATACGTTTTAGGGAGCATAGTTGATAAGATAACTGAAGCACAGGCACAGACAGAAGCTGATATTAAGGATTTAAAAGGAATTGTTATTGCTTTAATAGATAAAACTACTGTTGCTCAATCAGATCTAATTCGGCTTGATACCATGATTAGGGTACGATACGGACTGGCTCCAGATGAACGGAGAATCGGTAGAAACCCCGATAACAAGGTAAAATAACGATGAACGAGCAGGTTCTACTCGACAAACTAACAGCGATGCACACGGATATTAAGATAACAAATGAGAGATTACAGCATGTCATTGGTGATATTTACGATCATGAGACAATTCTGAGAGGCGAAAATAAGATGAGCGGCTTGGTAGGGGAAGTTCGTAATCTAAAAACAGCCCAATCTACGGCACATAAAATGTGGTTTATGCTACTTACCACTGTTACTGCGGTATTCGCTTGGGTAGGACTACACAAATAAAGGAGAAATCATGGATATAGCTGCAATGTTTGCAGGACAAGGCTGGTTTGAAATAGCAGGACAAGTAGTGCTTGTGTTTACAGCACTCACCGGAGCTTTGCCTGATAAGTTTGTACAGAAGATACCTGTATTAAGTACTATATGGCCTATATTTAACTGGTTAGCTGGTAATGTGTTTAATAACATTAATCATCCTAAAGGGATGGCTGCTTCAAAAGAAGTGGAGAAAGAGATAGATGAAGCTAAAGCTAAAGTTAGGGACCGTACTGATTTGCCTGACGTTCTTGACGGGCTGTAGTCTAGGTTTATTATCCGAATTAGTAGCTCCGGTTACTAATTTCGGGTTAGGACTATATAACGCAGATACTTATTACTCTAAAGAATGTGCTTGGTATGAAGAGATTAAGCTAGCTCCAGACACTAAGCAGTGGCTTGCAGATAGTAAACCACCTGCAGGAGTTATTAAGGATCTATCTAAAGTAGCTAGGAATAACGACATCTTTAAAGAAGTGTGTGAGCCTAGAGAGGATAAAGAGACTACGGATGAATGAGTATAAAGCTAAAGTAATTAAGGTAGTAGACGGAGACACTATAGATGTTGATATAGATCTTGGGTTTAGTGTTATTTTAGCTAAACAGCGTATAAGACTGTATGGAATAGATACTCCCGAGTCTAGAACTAGAGACCTAGAAGAGAAGTTCTATGGCAAACTATCAGCCCAATTCTTAAAAGATAGATGCAAGAAGGGCTCTTATATTACATTGCGTACTCATTTAGATAAGAAAGGTAAGTTCGGTAGGATTCTAGGTGAGCTTATTGTTGATGGAAAGAATCTTAATACTCAGATGATTAAAGAACATCTAGCTGTTAAATACTTTGGGCAGAGTAAAGATGACATTGAATCTGCTCATTTAAAGAACCGCCGTAAACTAACAGGAGTGTATACAATGGCTACTACAGTAGTAACTAAGAAAAAAGGAAAGAAAAAACCACCGTATAAGTAGGGGGTAATATGATTAGATTCTATCTAGCACTTATATTAACGTTAGCTCTATTAATCTATTTTGCTATGTCTCATTGCCCTGCAGCAGGTCTTATTAGCTATCTGCACTGTTAAAACTTACTATTTACCCATTTATAGAAGGTAAATAAGCCCATTAGTAGGATAATGTACATAATGCCATCAAACCAGGATATCTGATTTAAGAAATCCGCTGTATCCCCCGATAAGTCTCCTATTCCCATAGTACTAGCCTCCATTAAGAGTATAACCAAACTACACCAGCTGTTTTATTTGCATCAACATCTACATGTATAAAGGTCTTAGCAATTCCTACTCTATCAAATACCTGCATAATAGCGGCTAATAGTGAATGACGTTCTTTAGAGCCTGTATACCCTAAATCTGCTGCCCAGCCATCAATATGACTAGAGGTAGTTTTAGAATTATTAGCTGCGTTATGAGCAACGCATCTAATGCCACTATTTATTGAGATAGGTCTGTCTATTAGATCTCTGACCTTTTGAACCTTAATAGCGAGCTCATCCTTAATATCATCTTTTCCACACCCACATTTACATGCAAATTCGGATCTATTAAAATTAGCAGTTATATCACCCATATCGTCTCCTTAATAGTTATGTGGATAATTACGTCTTTCATACGGCTCATCCCAGGGGACTGGTCCTCGTCCCATATCTTTAATGCGTCTATCTTTAGAGGTATAAAACAATAGACTAGGAGAACCTGCACTTACCCAAGTAGCATGCTCTTCAGGGCTTAACTCTCGAGGAGTACACCACTGTTTTACTATACTGATTTTGTGATTAATGATGTTTATCATTGAAGACCCGATAAGCTTAGTGTTACTTTGCATAACATCTAGATATTCTTTAATCTTAACAATCAAGGTAGTCTTTAACATATTTATATCCCATCATTTAATAACATTAAACTTTAATATATAGTATTATATGTATGAATTGGAGACTATATGCAATCTGATACTTTTAAGTTTACAGATGATGAGTTTTTAAATGTTATTAACTCCCTGTGTCGAATAGATTTAGATAAAGATGAATATACGCCCCTTGAGTCAATTAATGACACCCTAAATATGGATGAATTAGATAGTTTAAGTATGACTGTATTTTTTATATGGATAGTGCACATGTTCGGTATACCTGAACGCACTATGCAGGACTTTGTTACTAAACGGGATTTTACAATTAGTAATATAAAGGATTTTGTTATTAAAGAAGCTACGAAAACTTACTCTTACACAGAAGTTAACGAATATATAAATAAAGGTAATTATAGCGGTAATTACTTTGGGGGAGCGTAACTATGCTATTTGCGCATGCTAGCTTAATACAAGAAGGAGAAGCAGCTCTATTTTACAGATTTAATAGACCTTTGAATGGCTATATGATAGCTGGATTGATTGTATCGCCTACAATTGAAGCTAAATTAAACTTTGCTAAAGTATGGACATATTTTGTTTCAGAAATAGTACGAGCTGATGACATTTATTGCTCAATTCCTTTAGAGGGGCAGAACTCTATGTTTAATAATTATTTAAAATACCATGTTACTATAGAAGGCCTTAAGATATATAAGGTTGATAATTTTCTTAAAAAGTCCTACAGTAGCTATGAAAAACACCTGGAACAAGTTGGTAATAACTTATGATTGATAAATCAGATTTAGATATAGACGAAAATACTGAAATTGATGTTTCTACGTTAGTTGATTGGGAAAACCCTCCTACTCTTGGTGATTTAAAACAAGACTACGAATCTGCTAAAGTAGCTCATGATGTACACACGGCAGAAGTAGATACATGGTTACGTGTACTTAATGGCGAACAGACTATTAATGCTAAGCGAGGTCGTTCTAAGTTAGTGCCTAAGCTAGCCCGTAAACAAGCCGAATGGAGATATGCTGCTTTATCGGAACCCTTCCTATCAACTGATGATCTGTTTAATACAGCTCCACAAACATTTGAAGATAAAGAATCAGCTGTTCAAAATGGCATGCTCTTAAATTACCAACTCAATTGCCGGATGGATAAGGTTAAATTTGTTGATGAATACATTAGGACTGCTGTTGATGAAGGAACAGTAGTAGTACGTGTAGGTTGGGAGTTTGAAGAAGATAAACGTAAAATCTATGAAGATGTAATGGAAGTACAAGTAGTTGCAGGGCCCGATGGCCAGCCTGTACAGCAAGAAGTAAAAACAGGTCAGAAATCAAAAATGAAGACTGTTACAACTAAGAATCAACCAGTATTAACGGTATGTGACTATAACAATATAATACTAGATCCTACTTGTGATGGGGATCTTGATAAAGCAAATTTTGCTGTTTATAGTTTTGAGACATCTTTATCTGAACTTAAGAAAGATGGACGGTATAAGAATTTAGATAATATTAATTTTGAAAGTGCATCAGTACTGTCGGAACCAGATCATGAAGTTAATACAGACGATACTTCGTTTACCTTTAAAGATAAAGCACGTAAGAAAGTTATTGCTCGAGAATATTGGGGATACTGGGATATCGATGATACTGGAGAAGTTAAATCTTTTGTAGCTACATGGGTAGGCGATACGTTTATTAGACTAGAGGAGAATCCTTATCCTGATAACAAGATTCCTTTTGTACTAGTTCAATACTTACCTCGGCGTAAGAACATCTACGGAGAACCAGATGCAGCTCTAATTGAAGACAATCAAAAGATTGTTGGAGCTGTAACTAGGGGAATTATTGACATTATTGGCCGTAGTGCTAGTGGTCAACAAGGCATTCGTAAAGATGCTCTAGATGTTACTAATGCACGTAAATTTGAACGTGGAGAAGACTACAAATTTAACGCTAATGTAGATCCTAGACAGGCTTTCCATATGGAAGTTTATCCTGAGATTCCTAGATCTGCATTAGAAGTACTTAACATGCAGAATAACGATGCTGAAGCATTAACCGGCGTTAAAGCATTTACCCAAGGTATCTCTGGCCAAGCTTTAGGAACTACAGCTACTGGTATTAGATCAGCACTTGATGCTACATCTAAAAGAGAATTAGGCATTCTAAGAAGACTTTCTAATGGATTGAATCAAATTGGCCGTAAGATCATATCTATGAACTCTGAATTCTTAGAAGACGAAGAAATTGTTCGTATTACTAATGAAGAGTTTGTAGCCATTAACCGAAATGATTTAGGTGGTAAATATGATATCAAACTTAATATCTCGACAGCTGAAGCTGATGAACAGAAAGCTAGCGAGTTGGCATTTATGTTACAAACTATGGGTAATACAATGCCGCCGGAAATGAGTCATATGATTTTAGCTGATATTGCTAAATTACGTAAGATGCCGGATCTGGCTAAACGTATTTCTGAGTATCAACCTCAACCTGATCCAATGGCGGAGGAGATGCATCAACTTGAAATGCAGATGCTTCAAGCTAAAATACGTAATGAAACTGCTAAAGGCGCAGAGAACGAAGTGGATATCGGACTCAAAACTGCTAAAACACAAACAGAACAAGCTAAAGCACGATCTATGAATAGTGGTTCTGATCTTACAGATCTTGATTTTGTTGATAAAGAATCAGGAACTAGGGATATGCGAGAAATGGATGTAGCGGCTAGAAAGCATGCTGATGATATGGAAAGTAAACGTACAAGTCATGCAGATAAACTGGTAGAAAAAGAACATGATAGATTATCTAACCTTGACAAAGCAGCCTTTGATACGTTAAATAAGCAGTAAGGAGTATGTTTATAATAACTAATCATAAGGAATGACATGACTACAGAACTAGAACAAGTTGAAATTCAGATTGATGCTGCTCGAAGAATACGTGCACTGAGAGATAACTGCATTAAACTGATGGATAGTAAGCATTTTAAAGACGTTATTGAAGAAGGCTACTTTAAAGAAGAAGCCGCTAGATTAGTTATGGCTAAAAGTTCTAATCTTACTGTTGATCAAATGAAGCTTATTGATAACATGCAGTATGGTATTGGAGCCTTAGCTAACTTCCTTGAAGCAGTAATGCGACGAGGTAGTGAGATGGATACCGCACTTGGCGAACACGAACAAACTCGTGAAGAAATCTTAGCGGAAGGGATAACTAAATGACTGATACTGCTTTAGGGCTAACGGATGCAGAATTCTTAGCTAAAGACCCTGCTGAATTCTTAAATGAAGAATCTGACCAAACTACCGAAACTGCTGAAGATACCGCAGTTAATGAAGAAACTAACACATCAGATCAAACTGATGATAGTGAAGAGACCTCTATAAACGAGGCAAGTGAAGCACAGGAGGAAACTGATGTTGAAACTACTCAGGATGAAGTAGGCCAACCAGACGAGGATACTCAGACGGAGCCGGAAAAGTCTATTGATAGTGATGCTACAGAATCTCTTGATACTAGTAAAACAGACTCGACTGATACAGATGGGGATACCCA